CTATTTTGTCTGTAATTCCATCTGTAATTTTGAGTTAAAATAATCGTCTACCTTTGCGGCGACAGCGATAGCTTCGGCTGTCATAGTGTGCTGGTAGACCGTTTTGAGCATATTGTCTGAGGCGTGACCCATGCGTTCCTGCGCGTACTTGTTCGGCACGTTAAGAGCCAGCATGACGGAGGCGTTAATGTGGCGGAGATCGTGAAAACGGTAGTGCTGAACGCCTGCGCGGCGGCAAACGGTTTGAAATCGCACATACACGCCTCGGCGAGAAAGCGGAACAATGTGGACGGAGGTTTTAGGCGCAGCCTCCAACAGCTGGCGTATGTACGGCGGAATCGGCAAGTCCCGCTGGGACGAATAGGTCTTTGTGGTCTTTTCACCTTCGTCTATCAGGGCGCGGCGGATGTGCAATGTATTCTCGTCTATGTCATGCCATTTCAGCCCCAATATTTCAGACATGCGCAGCCCAAGCCACATGGCAAGCATAATGGGTAGCTCCGCCTCCGTGCCTTTCGCCGCGTGCATGATGGCGGCTACATCGTCCCCTGACGGTATGGCTATGTCGTATTTCTCTTTTTGGGGCAGCGCGGTACGGAGAACCAAATCAGGACGGTAGACTGACAGAGCGGCACTTAAAAGGCCGTGGGCATTTCGGACGCTTTTAGGGGACTTTGTTTTTGCCATTACGTTGACCGATCTCTGAACAGCCTGCGGCGTTAGCTTATCCACCGGGACGCTCATAAGCTCGGGCATGGCATTTGCCCGTATTCGCTTATAGCCGGCAATGGTGGATGGCGACAAGATCGCGTCGCGGCTGGCGATATACTCGTCTATGGCTTCGCCTACCGACAAAAGAGATTTTGACACGGAACGCTTGGCGCCGGACTTCAGGGCGGCGGCTTCGTTCTCCGCCTCGCGCTTGGTGGGTGCGGTAACGGAGATGCGCCGACCGTCGATCATAACGTTAACGTTCCAGTTGCCAGAGGGCAACTGCGTGGCTTTTGGTATTTTCACGGGATACCTCCAATGGGAATTGCACACAAAAACATAACAAGAAACTTGTGAATTACGTCTATTGAAAACAAGAAACTTGTCATGTACAATGTCTGTGTAAAATAGAACAAATGTTTTATACGTTAAGGTCTGGCGTGTGGATCCTTTGTGTAACGCAGGGCCACGATAAAATCGGCGGTAAAAATGCCGATGCCGACGGCAAGCAGCAAAAAGACGATCCATGCGAATATGCTGGCCTCTCCGCCCTGAATAAGCCCCTGGTGGGGCACACGGTAGTCAAAGAAGATATAGCCCACGATAACCGCCAAAAATATGGCACACACAAGCATGAGGCCGTAAATGGCAAATTGGGTGATCCGCGTTTTTTTGCGCTGGTAATCAATGATTTTCGCCATCTGCTCCATGCTGCCCTCAAGACGGGCAATCTCCAGCTCGTTATGGTGGTCGTGCTGCAGCTGGACCATCTGATCCTCCGGGGGCAGCATTTCTATGATACCGAAATACCGGTCCAGGGACACGCCGAGAACGGCGCAAATAGCGCCGGCATTATAGACGTTGGGCGCCTTGGATTTGGTAGCAAAAAAGTTCCCGATGGTGGATATTGAAATTCCGGTTTCGTCTGCCAGGTCCTGAATGGTGATATTCTGGCGGTCCCTTGCTTCGCGGCACAATTCCTTTAACGTATCTTCCATTTTTTCCCTCTTTTCCCCTTTTTGGCGGTCAATTATCCTAATTCTGTTGCGAGAAAACAGCGGTTTCCCCTTTTTGGCGTTGACCGACCCAACTTAAAACTGCTACGGTAAAGCCGCAGCAGACAGGCGTGATGGTTGGCGTGGCTGTTGCAAGTCCCCGCCGCCGTTGCGGAGGCGGCGGGGACGGTCTTACATTACCTTCCATATATGGCATCAATCTTTCCGCTGGCATAGCCGGAGGTGTAGCCATAATCGTAACCGGCATCATAGCCGTCAGAAAAGCCGGCGCCTTTCCCATCCCTGTATCCATCTGTTTTCCCGTTTTTATAGCCGTCAAGCTTCCCGTTCCTGTAACCGTCGTCTTTCCCTGCGGTATACGCAACAAAACACGAAGCTACAATCAATAGAACAAATACGACAGCGACAACGATGTTAATGGTTTTTTTCGGAAGTCTGCGCTTCGCTCCGAAAGCCACAAGCGCACACCTCCCCGGTACGCACAAGGGTTCCGCATCCAGGGCAAATATAATAGGTTTCTTGCTGTGCCTGTTTTACTTGCTCTGCCGGAGGTATTACTTTTTCCTTTTTGGGCTCAGAAGTCAGCAGCCCGTGTTTGCCAAGAATGGACACGCCGATACGATACGAAACATATCCCCAAATTATCGCAGGGGATGCCTTCCAACTGAAGCCAGCATATACCGTAATAAAAGAAAACAGCAATGCGACTTCAACAATGGAGATAATACAGATCGTCCTGTAATACTTTTGAGATATTGGCGTATGGCAAAACACGGCGGCGCATATTGGGATCACGCTATAGAACAAACAAGTAATAAGCAGACCCAAAATTATTTCCAATACATCTTGCATAATATGCCCCCTTTCTGGCACCTATTATATAACTTGGTGAAGAAATTACAAGTGTAAGGCGGGGATTTTAGTACAATTGAATAAAACACGGGATAGGAATTGGACGATTTGACGAAGGAATGAGGGAGAAAATGGACAAAATGTTTACGAAAGAAAGCTATTTGGCAGAAATAGAAGTGGCAAAAGAATTGCCGGAGTGCGAAAGATTTCACGCATACGCAAAAATCAACGATGCAATAAACCGGCAACTGTTTCCTGACTGGGACACGCAAAAAGCGCGGATGGTCAAGATTGAGGATCTTCCCGTCGTGGGATCCGATTTGACTTACGGTGAGCTATGTCATCAGCGACATATTGATTGGCGTACAGGGGCACCCATCCCTTGCGCAGAGAATCAGGGGTAACGCAAAAGGCTGCAGCAATGCGCAGCAGCTCCTCATCGGTGGGGTTCACCGTACCGAAGATCATGAAGCTGGCCCGGTCGGTATTGCAACCGACGATTTCAGCCAGAACAGGAGCCGGCACATCGTACTGCGCCGCCAAAATGGAGACAGGAGCCGGAGCCCAGATCATCTTGGTATCCAAATCTACATAGGGACGCCCGCTTTCGGAAACGGAGGCGGGCGCTTTTTCGCCCGTCAGTTCTTCAATGGATACGCTGAGAGCGGCGGCGACGGCGGACACACGATCATACGGCGGATAGCTTTTTGCGGTTTCCCACCCAGCGATCACGCCATTTCCAAAACCCAAAGAACGCTCCAGCGCAGCCAGAGAAGTGCCGCGCTTTTTGCACAGCGCACGAATATTCTCGACAGGAAACGACATAGAAAAATTCCTCCTAAAAATAGATGTTTTCCTATTGACAATTAGGAGCACGGCTATTATAATTAGAAGCACAGAGGGCGCAAAAGCCAAAAGCCCCCTGAATGTCAGGCGGTTAGGGATAGTCTCAAATGGTGGTGGTGCATCTATTTTAGACTATCCTCTAACCGTTGTCAAGCCTAAACACGAAGGGAGGAGGATTTTTTTGTTTTACGAAAACGTGAAGAAGCTGTGCGAGAAGAAGGGGACGAACTTCTGCGCGGTGGAGAAGGCCTGCGGCATCGGTAACGGCGTGCTGGGCAAGTTCTCAGACGGAGACCGGGACCCCAGCGTGAAAACGTTGAAAAAGCTGTCCAAGTACTTCAACGTGCCGATGGACAAGCTGCTGAAATAGGAAAACGCCGAAGGAGGGAAAGAAATGTTGAGGCCGCAGCAGACGGCGAAGCGGAAGCGCGGGTTTGAGAGCGCGGTGCGCGGCGCGATGGGACGGGCGCTGATCCGTACCAACAAGGAACTGGGACAGGCTGTGGGCATGACAGAGACGCAGATGTCCTATCGGATGAACGGAAAGACCAAGTGGTCGATCGAGGAGGTGTGGGCGCTGGACAGCGTGCTGCACTTCACAGACGAGGAGAAACTGATGATGATCGGAGGGGCGAAATGAGTTGGTTTGCATGGGCGCTGGCGTTTATCGGCGCGGCGTGGCTGAGCTGGGCCATCGTCAAGGGCGTGGAGGCGCTGGGGCGATGAACGGAACGACAATCGAAACGATGTTGTACCGCAGGTACAAGACGTCTTTCTCCGATTGCGAAACGGTATTCGGAAGCTACGACAAAGAGCGAAAGACGATTGATGTGATACTCCCGGAGGGGCGCATGAAGCCGTCCGGCGTTCGCGGGCAATCTTATCACTGGATGGAATTTTCCGGCGTAGAAAACGCTACAGGACGGCCGGTACGATGCACAATCAAGGCAATTTGCAGGGACAACGCAGTTAAGCGTCTGGCAAAGAGCTGCACCTGGAACATTTAGGCCGCATGGAGGTAACGGGTATGAGAGAGCGGAACAGGCGGGCGCGGGAATACTCCCGGCTATGCCGCACCAGGAGATGGTGCAGGCGTATGTGGGTAGTGGCAATCGTCCTGTGGGTGATGCTGCTGGTGCTGGTGGCGTGGTGCCTGACACTGCCGCCTGTGCAGGAGGACGTGGTGCAGTCACCGCCCACGGCGGAGATCGCGGAGCCGGAGCCGGAGAACCTGCTGGTGTGCGACATCACCGGGTATTGCGCCTGCTGCACACCCTACGCCCACATGAACCAGCGGGACGGCAAGGTGCTGACGGCATCCGGCCTGTGGGTGGACATCGGCGAGGCGGTAGCGGTAGACCCGGACGTTATCCCGCTGGGCAGCACCGTGACGCTGGGCGGCAAGACTTACATCGCAGCCGATACCGGTGTGTACGGCTACACGGTTGACGTGCTGATGAGCCACGAGGACGCGGCGCAGGCCGGTGTGGTGAAAGCGATGGTGAAGTGGGAATGATCGAGCTGGTGAACCGGACGGCTTCGCCCTGCAAGGGCTGCCAGCGCAGACACGAAAGGTGCCACGGGGAGTGCGAGGACTACAAAGCGTTCCGGCGGGACGTTGAGGCCGACAAGGCAAAGCGGTACGCATCGTACATCGAGGCTGATTTTTACAGAATGAACAGCATAATGCGCGAGAGCGCCAAAAAGGCGATAAGAAAGAGGGATGGAAGATGAACCGACTGAAGGAACGGCGGCTGGAGCTGGGGCTAACGCAGGAGGCGGTCAGCGGCATTCTGAAGCTGGCAGACCCACGGATGGACGTGAGCATGGTGAGCCGGTTTGAAAACGGCTTGTGCCTGCCCACGGAGGAAGTCACCGAGGCGCTGGAGGCGGCGCTGCGGGCCAGCAGGGCGTATCTGTTCGGCGAGGACGAGAAAGCGGAGATGCCCATGCGGACGGCGGAGACGGAGCGCATCGCCGGTCTGATCCCCAAGGGACGCAGGAACGCCATCAGCCGGGAAGACCTGGCGGCGGCGCTGCACACCACCGACCGGAAGATGCGAAAGGCCGTGGCGGAAGCCAAGATGCAGGGCGTTATGATCTGCAACGACGGGGACGGTTATTATCAGAGCGACGAGTTGAGCGACCTGTGGCGGCAATACAGGCGGGAGACGGCGCGGGCTATGTCTATCCTCAAGGCGCGGAAGCCTATGCGGGAAGTGCTGAAAGCGGCTGGGAGGCCGGTATGAGCGTGTTTGACTACAAGGAGCCGCGGGCGGAGCCGAAGCCCTACAAGGTGCCGCGATGCCCGGTGTGCGGCGAAGAAACAGATACCCTGTACAAGAATATTTACGGCGAGACCGTTGGGTGCGATGGCTGCATCCGAACGGTGGACGCATGGGAGGAAAAGAAATGAGCTTGAGTTTATACCATATTGACCAGGCGCTGGAGGCGCTGATCGACCCGGAGACCGGGGAGCTGCTGGATTACGATGCTTTTGAGCGGTTGCAGATGGACAGGGAGCACAAGATCGAGAACATGGTGTGCTGGTCCAAGAGCCTGGACGCGGAGGCAAAAGCCATCCGGGACGAGGAAAAGGAGTTGGCGGAGCGCCGACGCACGATGGAGCGCAAGCGTGACCGGCTGCGAGACTACGTTGACCGCGCGCTGGACGGGCACCCCTTCCAGACGGCAAAGTGTTCCGTTACCTACCGCAAGAGTACGGCGGTGGAGATCACCAACATGGAGGAACTGGTGCGGTGGTGCATGGACAACGGCTATGACGGCAAGGTGACGTATGCAGCGCCCACGGTGTCCAAGAGCGACATTGCCCCGCTGCTGAAATCCGGTGTTGCGGTGGACGGCGCGGAGATCGCCGAACGGATGAACATGGGGGTGAAGTGATGGAGAACATGGCTATCTATAACGCGGCGCGAAGCGTGCCGGACAGTGCCAAAAGGCAGATCGGCGCTGGCCGGTTGAAGGGAAAGACGGACATCAACCCCATGTGGCGGCTGAAAACCCTGACGGAGCAGTTCGGCCCCTGCGGTATTGGATGGAAGTACACTATCACGGACAAGCGGCTGGAACAGGGCGCAAACGGTGAAGTGGCCGCGTTTCTGGACATTGACCTGTTTGTGAAGGTGGACGGCGCATGGTCGGATGCTATTCCCGGCACAGGCGGCAGCGCGTTTGTGGCGAAGGAAAAGAACGGCCCTTATACCTCTGACGAGTGCTTCAAGATGGCACTAACGGATGCTATCTCCGTGGCCTGTAAGGCGCTGGGCTTTGGCGCGGACGTGTACTGGGAGGCGGACAGGAGCAAGTACGACAAGCCTGCACCTGTAACATACCCTAAAGGCACTGTCATCTGCGAGAGCTGCGGTATGCCCATTAAGAGCGTGACGTGCCAGGGCATTAGGTATTCCCCGGATGACATCTCCGACAGAGCGCTGGACAGATACGGAAAGCGGCTGTGCTGGGGCTGCATGAAGGCGGCCAACGCAGCGGAGAAGAAGCATGAGTGACCTGGTAAATGACATCCGAGACAAGAGCCGGATGTTGGACGTGGCCATTACGGAGCTGAAACGGCGTGGGCAGAAATATGCGGAGGCCGAAAAGGCGTACCGGGTAGCTCTGGCCAAACAGATACTTACAGAACGCGACAACGGCGTGCCGGTGACGATCATTTCTGACATCTGCAAGGGCAAGGCGGAGATCGCCGCGCTTCGGTTTGAGAGAGACTGTGCAGAGGTGGTATACAAGTCCGCTATGGAGGCCATCAACTCCATGAAACTGCAAATACGGTTGCTGGATAACCAGCTGGACAGAGAGTGGGGTGCGGCGAAATGAACAAGCTGCACATACAGCCCTGCTGGACGTGCAAGAAGTGTTACGGCGACTGTAGCTGGTCGAGGAAGGCCCCGGAGCCGGTGCCCGGATGGGATGCTACGCCTACGGTGAAGAAAAAAGGAGGCCGCAAGGCGGGCATCATGCACAGCTACGCCATTCACAGCTGCCCGGAATACGAGTGGGATGGGACGGAGGAAGCGCATGGAGAGTAAGAGATGCTTTTTGTGTGGCAGGAATGACCCTGGCGACCCATTGGAGAAGCACCATCTGCTGGGCGGCGCCAACCGCAAGAAAAGCGAGAAATACGGCCTTGTGGTGTATCTGTGCGGCAACAGGTGCCACAGGAACGGCAAGACAGCCGTACACCGCAGCGGCGAACAAATGCGCAGGCTGCGGCGGTACGGCCAGCTAAAGGCCATGCAGGAGCAGGGCTGGACGGAAGAGGACTTCCGGCGAGAATTCGGAAAAAGTTACTTATAAGGAGATTTGATATGCTGAACAAGATTTTTGTCATGGGTAGATTGACCAGGGATCCCGAACTGCGGCGCACCAATAACGGTACCGCCGTTGCCAGCTTTGCACTGGCGGTAGACCGGGACTTTAAGAACGCAGACGGCACCAAAGAAACGGACTTCATCGACATTGTGGCGTGGCGCGGTACGGCGGAGTTTGCTTCCAAGTATTTTACCAAAGGCCGCATGGCGGTGGTGGAGGGCCGGCTGCAGATGCGTGACTGGCAGGACAAGAACGGAAACAACCGCAGAAGCGCCGAGATCGTGGCGGACAATATGTATTTTGGCGACAGCCGGAAGGACACGGACGCGCAGGGAACGTTTCCCCGGACGGACGTCAAGAGCCAGCTCATGGAGATGGACGAGGATGACAGCGATCTGCCTTTCTAAGGGGGTGACGTGAATGGGCAAGATGCAGGAAGAGATCAAGGCATTGCGGCGGCAGAACACGCATTTGCAGAACGTGGTACAGCGGCAGCGGGAACGGCTGGCGGAGGCGGACGAAGCTATTAAAGCCTTTGGCGACATGGTAGACGCCCACTACGCCGCCTGCGCCGTACAGTTTGGCGAAAAGCGCGAGGACTGCGGCGTGCTGTGGGGCTATCACCTGGAGGTACCCGCAAAGCTGGTGACGCGCGGCCTGACGGACTACAACGTACAATATGAGCTGGACAAAGAACGCGGGGTGTACGTCATAGGCGCGATGCCGAAGGAGTGAGGCCTATGGGCAAGTGCTACGTGAAAGCCTACTATGACTGGATAGAGCAGACAGCGGCGCTGACAGATGCGGAGCGAGGGCGACTTTTTATCGCAATTCTGGAGTACGCAAGAACGGGCATTCCGCCGGAGTTGGAGGGGGCGGAAAGCATACTGTTTCCGGTGTTTCGGACGATGCTGGACAGGGACGATGAGCTTTCCGCTGAACGGTCAAGGAACGGTACGAAAGGTGGCAAGCAAACGCAAGCAAGTTCAAGCAAAATCAAGCAAACCGAAGCAAACGCAAATGACCCCAAGCCTACTAAGACAAAGAAAGAAAACAAAGACAAAGACAAAGACTTATTCCCACCTGACGGTGGGAGTACGCGCGCGAAGCGCTTTACCCCTCCCACACTGGCAGAGGTTCAGTCCTACGTGGCTGAACGCCATTCGGCGGTAGACCCGCAAGGCTTTATCGACTTCTACGAAGCGAAAGGCTGGATGGTTGGCAAGACCCCCATGAAAGACTGGAAAGCGGCTTGCCGAAATGCTGAGAAGTGGGAACGGTGGGGACATGCCCCTGCTGCACCTGTCGGCAAAACCGACGGTGCACGTGATGCCTGGATGGGCAAGTACATCAAGGGGGCGAAGCCATGAACGCGGGCATCTGGAAGATTGCCACGGCGAAGCTGTGCGGACAGTGCATACGGGACATGGAGGACGAGTACATCTTCGCCCCCATGTGGCGGCGGACACTGGGCGGCACGTGCGAACGGTGCGGAGAGATGCGCATCGTCCATGAGGTGCAGTACACGATGAACAAACGAGGGCTGGAGAAAAGAGGGAAGCTGAATGGGCCTGATGAGTAACGACCTGGCGCGGCTTAGTCCTGCGGCGCAGAAGCAGGTCATGGAGAAGATGCAGAAGCCGGGGAAGTACAAGGCGCAGAAGACAAAACGCGGCAAGCTGACCTTCGACAGCAAGAAGGAAGCGGAGCGCTACGACGCGCTGATGCTGCTGCAAAAGGCCGGGGAGATACGGGGGCTGAAATTACAGGTGCGGTACTGCTTGCAAGAGGCGTACACGACGTTTGAGGGCGAACGTGTGAAAAGTATCGACTACATCGCGGACTTCGTGTACGAGCGCAGGACGACCCCTGACAGCTACGGCCAGCGGTACTGGCTGCCGGTGGTGGAGGACGTGAAAGGGATGCGTACCCGCGAGTATGCCATGAAAGCAAAGCTGTTCCGCAGTAGGTATGGGTTTGCCATACGGGAGGTGTAAAGCGTGAAACAACAAATCGCATTGAACGTAGACTGCATGGAGTATATGCGGACGCTTCCGGATAAGGCATTTGATCTTGCCATTGTAGACCCGCCATACAGGGACGAAAACAAAGCCCCGACAAAATGGATGCGGGACAGCATGAGTTGCAAAGGATTGTTTCTTGCAGGGGTCCCAACAGACGGGTATTTTGCGGAATTGGAAAGGTGTAGCAATTCTCAAATTATTTTCGGGGCAAATAATTTCGGACGTCCGTTCAAGGGGTTCATATCATGGGATAAAGGGGTTCGTGGTGCAGATAGGTATTCGCAGTGCGAGATTGCTTCGCTATCGGATAATCTATCAACGGTTTCGTTTGTTGCGGAAGTCCCAATTTATGGAAACTACAAAGGAAAAATTCACCCCACGCAAAAGCCCGTGGAGCTGTACGAGTGGATATTGACGCGCTTCGCAAGGAGGGGGGACAAAATCCTCGACACGCACCTCGGCAGCGGCTCAAGCCGTATTGCCGCGTATAACCTCGGCTTTGACTTCGTGGGCTGCGAGATTGACCGGGAATACTACGAAAAGCAGGAGCAACGATTTGCGGCCCACACGGCACAGGTAAGGATGTGGTGACAAATGGGTAAACAGCATTTGAGCAGGGACGACCGCATCTTTATGCGTGGCAAGCTGCAAGGCACACGGGAGAACATGGACATGGTGGCAATGGTGCTGATGGACAAGTGCGGCTGGCACGTCTTAGAGGAGACAGCGGACAGCCGGGACACCCACAGCATCTCGTATCTGTATGAGTGCCTGGAGAAGTTGGCGGAGGAGATAAACGAGGGCCGCATCGAGCGGAAGCACATCAAGGACGTGCTGAAGGACGAGTGCGGCGTGGTGTTTGGAGATTAGGAGGTGATTTAGGTGAAACATTTAGGCGATATTACGAAAATAAATGGGGAAGAGATTGAACCCGTTTGGTGTATTACAGGTGGTTCACCTTGTTAGACAGGATCTATCCATCGCCGGGAAACGCGCCGGTTTGGCGGGAGCGCGAAGCGGCCTGTTTATGGAGCAGGTACGCATCGTAAAAGAAATGAGGGAGGCGGACAAAAGGAATGGACGGACAGGTGACATGGTTAGACCTCGGTATCTCGTGTGGGAAAACGTGGTCGGCGCCTTTAGCAGCAACAAAGGAAAAGACTTCGCAGCCGTGCTCGAAGAAATCATCAAAATCGTCGAGCCGCAAGCCCCCGGTATTGAAGTGCCTGAAAAGGGCTGGCCTACCTGGGGAGGGTATCACGATGAAATGGGAGGACGATGGAGCGTGGTGTGGCGAACTCACGACGCGCAACACTGGGGAGTGCCCCAACGCCGTCGTCGTATCTCGGTTGTCGCAGATTTTGGAGGAGACACCGCATCCGAAATACAATTTGACAGCGAAAGCCTGCCAGGGGATATTACGGCGAGCGGAGCGGCGGGGGAAAGACCTGCCGAAGCTTCTGAAAGAGGTTTTAATCCGGCAGGCGGGGACTGCATGACGGCTTGGGATTGCCAAAGCAAGCGCATTTTTGACACAAACGGAAAATCTCCCACACTGCAAGGCGGTGTTGGTGGTGGTGTGAACAATCCTGCCATATTTGTGGCTATCCCCATCAACGACAAAGCCACCAGATGGCAGGGCGGCGGAGAGAGCCGCAACCACGATGGCAGCGGCAACGGTCTTGGCATCGGCAAAGAGGGCGACCCATCACCCACGCTGGCGGCGGCACCCAGCGGGACGAACCAAACCCCGGCAGTGGTGGCGCTGGACATGACACACGCCTGTGACGTCATCCGCGAGTGCGGAGAGCAGGTCCCTGCGTTGCAAGCGCGAATGGGAACAGGCGACAATCAAGTGACGCTGACGTACCAGATGAACGGCTTTGGTGATTACCGCGCTGCCGAGTGTGCAAGTAGCTGCAAGCAACGGGATTTTAAGGACAGCACAGACCTTGCCATCACACACATGGTGGTGCGCCGATTGACGCCGATGGAGTGCGAACGGCTGCAAGGTTTCCCTGACCACTGGACCGACATCGGCGAGTGGACGGACGAGAAGGGCAAGAAGCACAAGGACGCGGACAGCCCACGGTACAAGGCGCTGGGCAACTCCATCGCCCTGCCTTTTTGGGACTGGATGCTGCGGCGCATGGCACGGTATCTGCCGGAGGGCGCGACGCTGGGGAGCTTATTTGATGGCATCGCAGGTTTCCCGCTGATCTGGGAGCGGATACACGGCAAAGGCACGGCGCGGTGGGCAAGCGAGATCGAGCCGTTTCCCATCGCCGTGACAAAGAAACATTTTCCAGAGGAGGAATGACATGACAAGAGACGAGATCGTGACCGCGCTGCGGTGCTGTGAGCAGCATAAGAAATGCGAAGGAGAGTGTCCTCTGATTGCCGAGTTTGGATGTATCGAAAAAGCGATGGGATACGCCGCTGACCTGATCGAAAACCAGCAGCGGCACATCGAGGCACTGATGAAAGCCAACGACAGTTTGAAGGACGCCATTGCACGGCGGGATAAGCAGATAGAGGACATGAAGCAGGGAATGGCACAGCTGGCAAAGGCTGTGGCGGTTAAGGAGGAGAAGGACAATGGTTAAGCAGTTCTGTGATATTTGCGGTGAAGAGATTGAAAGCCCAGATGAAGGAAGCATGTTTAAGCTCAAAAAGCGCGAATACAGCTTCACCGAGAGTTGGTGGGAAAGGCTGAACATCCACAACTGGTGCTGGGCGTGCCTTTGCCACAAGATCAAGGAGGCGCGGGATGGACAGACTGACTAAATACACTGCGGAGTTGAGAAAAACAATAATTGACCTGCGCGAGGAGTTAAAAACCGCTTACGACAGCATTTCGCAGTTGGATGGGGCCAATAGTAGTTTGATGGTTGCAAACGAGAAGCTGGCGGCAGACCGGAAAGCACTTATCAACGAGCTATGCCAATACTGCGGGAAGTACAAACAAGCACACGAGGGCGCCTGTGACGGGTGCAGATGGAGGGAAATGTGATGGACAACAATTCTAACGCACTGGGCGGTCTTGGTGGAACGCTGCTGCAAATCGCATTTATTGTACTGAAGCTATGCGGTGTTATCAACTGGTCGTGGCTGTGGGTGCTGTCACCCATGTGGATCGGATTTGCGCTGTGGCTGCTGGCTGTGGTGATTTTTTCCATCGTAAAAGCGAAGGAATGGAGGGATGATGAATGAGCCGTTTTACTGAAACTGCTGTGGGAAGCACGGGATATGTGGCCGCGCAGGGTTATGCATCGCCGAAGGGGAATACGGTGAAGGCCAGCGGATATAGCTCCGCAGACATTTGCGGATACCGCCTGCCATGTGGACTGTGCCTGATGATGGAAAAGCCGTGCCCCATGCAGCGGGTGACACACAACGAAGTGACGTGCTCAAACACGGAGGAAGAGTAAATGGATGCTGTGAAGTTTATCGAGGAGCACAGGAGAATGTATAAGGTTACTGGGAAGCACTCGCCTACTTTGGCCGGGGGGATTCCTGCCGAGGATGTTGTAAAAGAAGTAGAGGACTGGTCTGCTGCACACCCGCGCAAGACACGGCAGAGCGTGTTTCTGGAGCAGTATCCTCAGGCTGATATTGATAACACCGGGCTTTTGATCCTGTGCCCTAAGCGTATTTCTGCTGATATACGGGTTACCGCCGATTGTTTGCGCCAGGGGTGCTCCGACTGCCGCCGCGAGTTCTGGATGCAGGAGGTGGAGTGATGGAAAATATGTTGCAAAACTTCGCCAGCGGGCTGTGGATCGTGTTGGGCGTGTACTGTTTCTTCGGACTAAGGAAGTGGAACAAGCGCTTCAGCGAGTTGTATGACGAACTGAAATGGGAGGTGGAGTGATGGAACGGCTGACAAAACGCGAAAATGGGCACACGCATTACCCGAGATGCTTTGAAGAACCGTGCGGCGGCATGGGATGCCGCACTGAGGACTGTGGATTTAAGGTCAAAATCTGCGAATGCCTTGCCGCTTACGAGGACACGGGGCTGGAACCGGATGAAGTGAACGCACTTCAAAAAGATTGGAGCGACCTTTGCACGGTGATCGGAGAATGTGGCGGCATAGACCGCCTGCGCGAGTTGGCCGAGGCCGACAAGGACGGGCGGCTGCCGGTCGTGGTAACGGATTATTGAGGAGGTACGGAGTGATGGCGGAGATCATACTGAAATGCGAAAAGGAATATGAAATTTGCTGTCCGGTGTGCGGTACGCCGGAAAGCAAAAGCCCGGTACGGTACCCGGACGCCCAGGCACCGGGGGAAAGCTGGATACAATGCGTCAAGTGCGGTACGTCATATAAGCCGCCGAAGTGGCAAGCGGCGGGAGGCGGAAGCTATAATATACCGACATGGCCCCCTGGTGATGGCGGACCGGGGTATAGAGGGAACGAACTGGAGATAGACGTATTCTATGGAGGCGGAGGCGGCGATGTATGTCCTTGAGTACAAATCGCTCTACATCCCACACGAGGAGCTGACTAAAAACCGCACGTTCCAAAGCTACCGTTGGAAGCAGTACGCTGTGTGTGAGGAGCGCGGGCCACTGGAACAAATTAGGGCCGCGCAGAAAAGGCCGGAGGAGTGGAGAATTATCCCAACTGCCGAAAGCATGGAACAGGAGGGCTGACAATGTGGAGGGACAATGCAGAAGGGTGATGTGATCCGTGCGCGGTTTATGACGCTGCCGAGCGAGTACCCCGGCTCCGGCGCCAACGATGAAAAGCGGTTTCCTGTCCGCAAGGGTACAGTGGTGTATGTGCATCCGAAGGGGCGGTACATCGTGGCGGAGTGCGGAGGCGTGCGGGAGACGTTCTTCCCGGAGGATATTATACAGTGCGATTTGCCGGGGCCTCCTCCGATGGAGTATGACCTTAAAGAAGCGTTGTTTACGCTGACGGAAGTGGACAGGAAAATCATGGACGCATTGGGAATGAGGTGACGACATGAGCGAATTCCCGGAACGGCTTAGAAAGCTGCGGGAGAGAAAGAGACTGAAACGGTATGTGCTGTCGGAGCGCTGCGGGCTGAACTCTGACGCCATACGCCGGTATGAGCTGGGCACGGCAAAGCCGACGATGGACGCGCTGAAGAGCATAGCGGATGAATTCGGCGTGTCGGTGGACTACCTGATAGGCAGGACGGACTATCCCTGCGTGGTAGATATTTCCGAAAAATAATTTTTGAAAATTCCACTTAAAAGTGGAAAAATTGAAAAAACGCACTTTATCATGGGAGATGCAGGGGCAAACTCTGCATCTCCATTCTTTTTCTTTTCCCCCTTCTTTTCCTGATGGGCGGGGCTTCGGCTCCGCCCGGAGGGAGCAACGCACGGGCAACGCACGGAGAACGCACGGAGAACGCACGAAGAGCGAAATATGCCGCAGGCCGATGCCACCCCACATTTCGGGGAGCGGGAGGTCGCACCTCCCATGCGGCAACAGATGGCAAGCCCCATGCGGGCAGACGGACGTCAAGTATCTGATGCGCTGGCAGACCGCTGCAAGGGATGCGTCCCAAATAGTCTGCTTACTTCGTATAGGACTTCCCGCACCTCTTGGCAATGTGTCCCAGGGAAGACGTTGATGATCTGCTGGTAGAGCGCCAGCAGCATAATCAAAATAAAGCTCAATGGATTTAGGTGAGGCGAAAGCCGGGTACAGACGTGCCAACGACAAAGGCCAGTGGTGGGAGGCCGGTGCGTCAGACAAAACGAGGTGATAACATGGCTGCGAGACTAACAGACCGGCAGAAAAAGAAAATACTGGCGGATTATCTGGAAAGCGGCAGCTATCGCGCCACGGCAAGGAAAAACAACGTAAACCCTACCACGGTAAAGCGCGTTGTTGAAGCAAGCGACGACTTTGAACAAAAAGCCGCGGAGAAAAAAGCACAGAACACGGCAGACATTCTGGCGTATATGGAGAGCCAGCGGGATGTGGTGTGCCAGATCATCGGAAATGGGCTGGCGGTGCTGAACGACCCGGCAAAGCTGGCGGAGGCCACGCCCAGCCAGATCACCACGGCTATAGGTACGCTGATCGACAAGTGGACCATGATGAACAAGGCATCGGACAATGGTGAGATCGGCGTGGTGCTGATGCCGGAGGTCAGGGATGAGTAGCGTGGTATGGCGGCCGCAGGAGCGGCAGGCCATATTTATGGCGCGGCCGGAGTATGAGGCGCTGTACGGCGGCGCGGCCGGCGGCGGCAAGAGCGACGCACTGGTCATCGAGGCACTGCGGCAGGTGCATATCCCCTGGTACAAGGCGCTGATCTTGCGAAAGACGTTTCCACAGCTGCGGGAGCTGATCGACAAGACGCTGAACTATTACCCACGGGTATACCCCAAGGCCAGGTACAACGGCAGCAGCCACACATGGCGGTTTCCCTCCGGGGCGCAGATCGTGTTCGGCAGCATGAACCGGCCGCAGGACAAGATACAGTACCAGGGGCAGGCCTATGACTTTATCGCCTTTGACGAGTTGACGCACTTTACGCAGGAGGAATATGAGTATCTGAAATCCCGAAACCGGCCCAACGGACCGGGAACACGGGTGTATATGCGCTCCACGGCCAACCCCGGCGGCGTAGGCCACGGGTGGGTGAAGGAGCGCTTCATCACGGCGGCGGCGCCGATGCAGACCATTACGGAGGAGGCTGCGTGGTACACGCCGGACGGCAAGAAGCACATAGGGCAGCAGAAGCGGATCTTCGTGCCGTCCTCGGTATTTGACAACAAGATACTGATGGAGAACGACCCCATGTACGTCCAGCGGCTAGCCAGCATGCCGGAGGCGGAGCGGAACGCCCTGCTGTACGGCAATTGGGACAGCTTCGAGGGCCAGGTGTTCACGGAGTGGCGCAACGACGGTGACCACTATATGGACCGGAAGAACACCCACGTGATCGCGCCGTTCCGGGTGCCGGAGGACTGGGTGATCTGGTGCGGACTGGACTGGGGCTATTCCCGGCCCTTTTCCGTGGGGTGGTACGCCGTGGACCGCAATAGGCGGATGTACCACATACGGGAGCTGTACGGCTGCACGGGAACGCCCAACCGGGGCGTGATGTGGGAGCCCACAAAGGTGGCGCAGGAGATACGGAGGATCGAGGACGAGGACCCCAACCTGAAGGGGAAGCAGATACACCGTGTGGGAGACCCGGCTATCTGGCAGAGCGACGGAACGGAGAGCGTGGGCGCACTGATGGAGCGGCAGCGGGTGTACTTCGAGAAGGGTGACCACGCGCGGATCAACGGCAAGATGCAGGTGCACCACCGGCTGGCCTTTGACGAGGATGGAGTGCCCATGCTGTATGTGTTCAGCACCTGCAAGCATTTTATACGGACGGTGCCGAACCTGGTCTATGACCAGACGGACGTGGAGGACATCGACACCGACGGCGAGGACCACATCTACGACCAGCTGCGGTATGTGTGCATGCGCAACCCCATAGGGCCGCGGGAGGAATACAGGACGGTGGAGCGGCCGTATTCCCCGCTGGAGACAGAGGACGAGTACAGGCCCAGCCGGTACGCATTTTATCAAGTGTATTAAGGAGGAGCGCATGGAGAGATACGGTATCCCCGGCATCGTACCGGAGGAGCAGGACATGGCGCCGGAGATGGCGGCTATGCTGCTGCAGCGGACAGAGCAGACGCCCACCATCACGGACCGGGACGTGGAGCGGGGCATCGATTTGCTGACGAAGTACAAGGACGGCAAGAGCAACCTGGAAAACCGCATCGTCAACGACGAGCTGTGGTGGGAGCTGCGGCACTGGGAGGGCATCGGTCAGAGCAAGGCAAAGCGGGTGGACAAGAACGGCAAGGAGGTCACGTCTACGCCGCCGGAGCCCAAGCCGTCCTCCGCGTGGCTGTTCAACACCATTCAGAACAAGCACGCCGACGCGATGGACAACTACCCGGAGCCGGTGGTATTGCCACGGGAGCGCAGCGACGAACAGAGCGCCAAGACGCTGAGCCAGATATTGCCGGTGGTGCAGGAGTACAACCACTTCGAGCAGGTGTACTCCGACAACTGGTGGGAGAAGCTGAAGCACGGCACGGCGGTGTACGGCATTTTCTGGGACCCGCAGAAGGACAATGGCCTGGGCGACATAGAGATCAGGGACATCGACCTGCTGAAGCTGTTTTGGGAGCCTGGCATCACGGACATCCAGAAGAGCCGGAATTTGTTTATCGTAGACCTGGTGGACAACGACCTGCTGGACAGCGAGTACCCGCAGCTGAAGGGCAAGCAGAAGGGCAAGGTCGTGGACGTGAAGGAGTACATCTACGACGACAACGTGGACACCAGCGACAAGAGCGTGGTGGTGGACTGGTATTACAAGGTCAAGACGCCGGATGGCAGGACGGCGCTGCACTACATCAAATTCGTGGGCTCCACGTTGCTGTACGCCAGCGAGAACGACCCGGAGTACCGGGAGCGGGGCTTTTATGATCACGGTATGTACCCGGTGGTGCTGGACGTGATGTACCCGGAGAAGGGCACGCCCATCGGCTTTGGCTATGTGGCCATCTGTAAGGACCCGCAGCTGTACATCGACAAGCTGAGCGCCAACATTCTGGAGAACGCCATGATGGCCACGAAAAAGCGTTTCTTTGTCAGCGACACCACGGCCATCAACGAGCAGGAGTTTCTGGACTGGAACCGGCCGCTGGTGCATGTGAACGGGCCGCTGGACGACGGGCGCATACAGGAGATCGTGACGCAGCCGCTTTCCGACATCTATGTGACTGTGGCGCAGATGAAGATCGAGGAGATGAAGGACACGGCGGCCAACCGTGACGTGAACTCCGGAGGTACCACCAACGTGACCGCGGCGGCGGCCATTGCAGCATTGCAGGAGGCGGGCAACAAGGCCAGCCGGGACATGATCGCCGCCAGCTATCGGGCGTATACGCAGATCAACACCCTGTGCGTGGAGCTGATGCGGCAGTTTTACGACCTGAGCCGCAGCTTCCGCATTACAGGTGAGGGCAGCGAGTACCAGTTCATCGACTTCGACAACACCGGCTTGCAGGACCAGGTGACCGGGCTGGACACGATGGGCAATCCCATGTTCCGCCGGCCTGTGTTCGATTTGAAGATCAAGGCGCAGAAGAAAAACCCCTTCAGCCGCATGGAGCAGAACGAGCGGGCCAAGGAGCTGTACGCAATGGGCTTCTTCGCGCCGGAGAACGCACAGGCCAGCTTGATCGCGCTGGACATGATGGACTTTGAGGGTATACAGACGGTGAAGGAGAAGGTCATGCAGGGGCAGACGCTGCTGAACATGGTGATGCAGATGAGCCAGCAGTTGGCGGCAATCACCGGCGTTCTCATGCCTCAGGAGGAGACACAGCCAGGCGGCGGCACCAATGCCGCAGAGAGCGGCGGAGGCGGCGGGAACGGCCTTGCAAGCGGCATCATGGAGGCGCAGACGCCCATGACCGGGTACGGGCAGGCGCTGGCCAAGCGGAGCACACCCAGCGTATGACAGAGGTGACGATGCACCGCGGGGACAGCTGCTCCGTCAGGTGCAGAGGACACGCCACGGGCGCACCGGACGTGTGTGCGGCGGTAAGCTGCCTCATGTACACGGCGGCGGGGTGGCTGCACAACACGCAGGAGGCGGAGCTGGTGTATGAAAAGCTGGACAGCGGGGATGCGTACCTGCGTTGGCACGGCGGGGAATGGCTGTACGACCTGCTGAAGATCGGCTTTTTGCAGCTGGAAAAGGCGGCGCCGAAAAAAATTTCTGTAAAATTTTGAAAATTCCACTTTTAAGTGGAAAATTCAGAAAAAGCAATGGTACCGTGGGAGGTGCAGAGGCGAACTCTGTACCTCCCTTTTGTTCCGGGCGGCGGGGCGGCGGTTATGAGACACCGCTTCGCCGTAGGAACGGGGACGCCACACGGGAGCGACATGCCCGCGCATTTTTAGGAGGACAAGATATGTACCTTTTTGACATGAGCCTTTGCCTGTTTGACGGCGAGGGCGGCGGGGCGGCAGCTCCCGCAGCACAGGGCGAGACACAAGCGAGCACTGGTACCACCCGCCAGGGCAAAACGGGCGCACTGAGCGACGTGAAGTACGGCAAGCAGCCGGAGAGCGAAGCGCAGACGGAGCAGCAGCCTGACGCCGGGGCTGAAGAGAAAGTGAAGGACGTGGAGACCACGTCCGACGCGCTGGAGGCCAAGAAAAAAGCTTTCAGGGAGTTGATCAACGGGGAGTACAAGGACCTGTACACCCAGGAAACGCAGCGGATGATCGACCGGCGCTTTAAGGAGGCGCGGGAGAATGAGAAGCGGATGAAGTCCTACCAGCCGGTGCTGGATACGCTGATGGAGCGCTACGGCATCGACGACGGGGACGCCGCGCGGCTGCTGGAGGCCGTGGACAACGACCACGCCTACTGGAGCGAGGCCGCCGAGGAGGCGGGCATGAGCGAGGAGCAGTACAAGGAGTTCCGCCGGCTGAAGCGGGAGAACGCCGAGCTGCTGCGGAGCCAGCAGGAGCAGCAGCAGAACGAGTTTTTCCGGGCGCAGGGCGAGAAGTGGTACAAGGAAGCGGAGGCCATGAAGGGCAACCCCCTGTACCAGGGCTTCGACCTGATGCAGGAGCTGCAGAACCCGGAGTTTCTGAGCCTGCTGAAGGCCGGGACACCGGTGGAGCACGCCTACCGCGTGCTGCATTTTGACGAGCTGATGGGCAGCGCGGTACAGGCCGCGGCCGCCAGCACGGAAAAGAAGGTGGCAGACTCCGTCCGCGCAAAGGGCAATCGACCCAACGAAAACGGCACCAACTCCAACAGCGCGTTCGTAACAAAGACGGATCCTTCAAAGCTGACAAGGGCAGACTTTGAGGAGATCGAGCGGAGAGTGGCAAGAGGCGAGCGCATTTCGTTCTGATCTCTCACGGCTCCGCTGCGATATGCTGAAAGGAGCTATGAAACCATGATGAATACCATTTGTGACCTGTACCTGATGCCGGTGGTGCTGAACCTGTTTGACGGCAACACCAACACCACCCTGGACGCCGGTTTGTCCGACGAGATGAAGACGTATTACTCTATGCGTCTTATCAATCTGGCCGAGCCGGAGCTGATCCATGACCAGTTTGGTCAGAAGCACCCCATCCCCAAGAACAGCGGCAAGACCATCGAGTTCCGAAAGTACGACAGCCTGCCCAAGGCGCTGGTGCCCCTGACCGAAGGTGTGACGCCTGCCGGTCAGAAGCTGAGCATGGGCGTCATCCGTGCGACCATCAAGCAGTACGGCGGCTACATCGAGCTGTCCGACATCCTGGAGCTGACCGCTATTGACAACAACCTGGTGCAGGCCACCCGTCTGCTGGCCTCTCAGGCCGGCCGTACCTCCGACACCATCACCCGCGAGGTGCTGGCAGGCGGCACCAACGTGGTGTATGCCGGCGGCGCCAAGGACAGAAGCGAGCTGGTGGGCGGCGACGCCACTGAGGCCAACAACAAGTACCTGAGCGTGGACGACATCCGCAAGGCCGTCCGTGCGCTGAAGGTCATGAACGCCCAGAAGATCAACGGCTATTTCGCGGGTATCATTCACCCCGATACCGCCTATGACCTGATGAGCGACAAGAAGTGGGTGGACGTGAAGACCTACTCCGACCCCGACGGTATCTATGAAGGCGAGATCGGCAAGATCGAGGGCGTCCGTTTCGTGGAGACCACCGAGGCAAAGATCTTCCACGCCCCCGACCTGGTGATCGCCGACGGCAGCAACGCCGCTGTTCGTGACCTGACCGTCAAGAGCGCGTCCGGCAAGGTCATCACCGTCACCGAGGCCCTGAGCACCAACCAGGCTGCCGCGCTGACCGGCCGCGAGATCCTGGTGGGCAGCGAGCTGATGGAGGTGGCGTCCGCGGCCGCAGGTGCTGCCGGTGCTGCGACCATCACCGTGAAGGACAGCCCCGCAACCACGCCTGCCGCGTCTACCGTGATCTATCCCGGTGAGGGCGGCGCAAAGGGCCGTGACGTGTATTCCACCCTGATCGTGGGCGCCGACGCCTACGGCGTGACCGAGCTGGAGGGCGGCGGTCTGCAGCACATCGTGAAGCAGCTGGGTTCCTCCGGCACCGCTGACCCGCTGAACCAGCGCGCCACCGCCGGCTGGAAGCTGACCAAGGTGGCCGAGCGACTGGTGGAGCAGTACATGGTGCGTATCGAGTCCGCCTCTACCTTTGAGAGCGGCCTGATGAACTGACACACAAGCGGAGGGGGCATTGTCCCCCTCCGCCCCGGACATGAGGAGTGATAAACATGGCAGAAAAAAAGCAGAGAACGCCTGAAGAAATGGAACAGGCATTGGCCGCGGCCAACAAAGCGCTGGAGCAGGCCAAGAAGGAGGCAGAGGACGCCAAGGAGGCCGCAAAGGCCGCCGAGGAGGTCATGCGTGGCATGTCTGCCAGAGAGGCGGACGACGGCATGGTATCGTTCTACGCTTTCAAGGACGATGACAAATACAAGGACGACATTGTGGTGGGGCTGAACGGCAAGGTGTACCGCATCCAGCGGGGAAAGCACGTCCGTATCCCGCGGCCGGTATACAACATCATCCGCCGGTCGATGGCACAGGACGCGGCCACGGCGGAGATGCTGGAGGAAAAGGCACGGGAGTATGAGGCGGTCAAGCAGCAGCTGAACTGACAACTGCATACCACCGCGAGACCCAAAAACGGCTGTGACACGGCGCAGCAAGCGCAGGAGAACGCATTTCTCCCGGCTTGCTGTGCCGTTTTTTCAGCGGAAAGGACAGGGAACATGACGAGAACGATACCCCTGAAAATCCAGAACGAATATATCACCGGCGACAAGTGTATGATCGGCGCTGCCGGGAGCCACAACGATGTTATTCTCCGCATGGAGTTCTCCGGCATGTGGGACGGCCTGACAAAAATGGTGCAGTTCCGCGATGCGCTGGGGGAGGCCACGATAGAGGTGCTGCTGACCGCTGACATGCTGGAGGCGGACGATACCAGCGTGTATCTTGTGCCGGTGCCAAACGGGGCCAAAAAGTACGCCGGTGAAATGACGCTGTGCGTCAAGGGCGCTGCGGTGGCCGCGCAGAAAGAGACACGGGCCACCACGGCGGTGTACGGGCGGTTCACCGTGGGCGAGAGCAAGTGGGACACCAGTGCAGAGACGGAGCAGGACGTGCCGCCCACGCAGGCGGAGCAGCTGCAAAGCCAGATCGAAAACGTGCTTGCCACCATCGTGGACGCGCGAAAGGCGGCGACGGAGGCGGCGAAAAGCGCAGAAGGCGCGGCATTGTCACAGTCCCGTGCACAGACTTCTGAGCAATACGCGGGTGAATATGCGCAAGGCGCGGCAAACAGCGCAGCAAGCGCATCGTCCAGCGCAACCGCAGCGGCAAGCAGCGCGACGGCGGCAGCGGCCAATGCGGACGCTGCTGCTGGGAGTGCAACGAACGCCGCCGCCAGTGCCACCAGTGCTGGCAACAGTGCATCTGCGGCAAGCGAAAAGGCCTCTGATGCCGCAAACAGTGCATCGGCAGCGGCGACGAGTGCACAGACGGCGCAGAGCGCGGCCAGTACGGCAAGCAATAGCGCGGGGCTTGCAATCGGTTCTGCCGCGGCGGCAAAGACCTCCGAGACCAACGCCAAGAGCAGCGAGACAAGCGCCGCAGGCAGCGCCGCAGCGGCGGATAATAGCGAGAAAAAAGCCACGGCGGCGGCCACTAAAGCGGAGGCGGCCAGCAATCATCCGCCACGGATCAACAGCAATGGCAAGTGGGAGCTGTGGGATTTTGACAACAGCCGGTATGTGGCCACCAGCTACGACGCGCAGGGACCCAAAGGCGACACCGGGGCTACCGGCGCGACGGGTGCGACGGGCGCGACCGGTGCGGCAGCTGGCTTCGGTACGCCCAGCGCCACGGTGGACGCCAATGTAGGCACGCCAAGCGTACAGATAAGCGCCAGCGGACCGGACACGGCAAAGGTGTTTGCGTTTACGTTCCGCAACCTCAAGGGTAACAAGGGCGACAAAGGCGAAAGCGGCGACAGTTACACGGTGCTGGGTCTGTATGGAACGCTGCTGGCCTTGCAGGCGGCGCACCCCACCGGAGAGGTCGGACAGGCGTGGTTCGTGGGTACGGCGGATGACAACGTGGTATACCAGTGGGACGTGGACAAGGGCCAGTGGGTGAACGTGGGCGCGCTGAAGGGCCCGAAGGGAGACAAGGGCGACACCGGTGCCACCGGCCCACAGGGCCCCCAGGGCGTGCAGGGTATCCAGGGTGAAAAGGGCGAGCAGGGCGCTACCGGCGCGACGGGCCCCACCGGCCCTACCGGCCCGGAGGGACCGGAAGGCCCCCAGGGCCCCAAGGGAGACACCGGCCCGCAGGGCGATCAGGGCATCCAGGGCCCCCAGGGCGAGGCAGGCGAGAGCGCCTACACCGCCGCCAGCAATGGCGGCTACACCGGCACGGAAACGCAGTTCAACAGCGACCTGGCCGAGATCGGGAACAAGGCGGACAAGACGGTGCCCGCAGCGGCGGGCAACCTGGCCGCGCTGGACGCGGCGGGCAATCTGTCCGACAGCGGCAAGAAGCCCGCTGACTTTCAGGCCAAGGTGACGGCCAGCGGACTGCTGAAGGGCAACGGCGCCGGCGGCGTGACCGCGGCGGCGGCAGGCACGGACTACTCCGGCCCCACGGCCAAGCTATCGCTGACGCTGGCGGCGGCAAGCTGGACAGGGAGCGCAAGCCCCTACACCCAGGGCGTGACCATCACAGGCGGAACGGCCACCAGTCAGGCGGACATTCAGGCAGACGCAACGGCGATACAGCAGATGCTGGACGACGGCACCAACGCTATCTATATCGCCAACAACAACGGGACATTCACCGCCTACGCTGTGGGCGAAAAGCCCACCGCTGACCTGAGCGTTCAGGTGACGGTGTACGAAGTAAAGGAGGTAAGTTAACGATGGTTATTACTGTCTCTTATACACATCTGACGCTGCCGACGATAA